ACGCGCAAAGTGCGCTAAAGTGCCACTGGCACCCTAATGCGTTTTGTACAGTATCTAGCTTCGGCAGACCTTTCGGCCTGGTCGAAGACGTACCCGCTGACTCCGCTCGGGAGGCGCCAATTTTCTGGTGCCTCACCGAGTAAGGAAGCGTGCACGGTCTGAAGAGGTTGAAAAACCTCGTCAGGTCCTAGAGTGTTACTTCTTAAAAGTAAAAAAGCCCCATAGTCAGAAGACAAAGGACTCTTCACTGTACGTGGCTTCGCTTGCCATGTCGTAACGACGTGGAAAGGCTCCCATCCGCGCTTATCCCTAACGGGGCGAGGCGCATTATCCCATATCAGGTGACCATCGCCATAACCGTCGGGACCAAATAAACGATCCTGCTTAGGTATAAACGATAACAACTGATGTGGTAGATCGGGAAGCCAGCCTGAACGCTTGAAGAAGTTGTGTAAACGAAAGATTTCCTTCGTTGAAACACCATCTTTCACGTAAACAGGCCGCACATTAGTACCAGCCCAATAGTCTTTGCCGCAGCTTTCACGAAAAGGTCCGGACCCGAATGATTTTTCATCGTTGGGTACGAAACCGAGTAGCGAAAGGGCGTCAAGGACTTCGTCGTAGCAGTCAGAAGGACAGATCAGATCATCCCCGTAAACGGAGATGGTCCGCTCTTCATCCTGACAACAGACGCTCCACAGCAGCGAGTAGAAGATTAAACTCTCCAACTCAAAGGTGGCGCCGTTCCCCATACTCGAGAATTTCTCGAGTATCTTATAGGACCCGTCCGGTAACAGACAGGTAGGAGAGCGGCACGCGTCTAACGCGACGAACCAGTCATGAGGGAGTAGATCCATCACCAAGTTATAGGCGACGGTGTCGCTTGCCATCGAAAGATCGATGGTAGCGAGTAACCCTCTAAGAGAGCCTTTCCTAGCCAGCTCTTGGTTGAGAGTCTGGTCGTTAAGGTCAATACCGACGCGTTTTAGGCGGCAACGTATAGCCCCCCCTAACCCCTTCTGGATGAAGGAGTTGAGGATAGGCTCAACATTGATACCACGGTCGGTTAGACTGGTCTTGGGGACAGAGGTCCACCGACTTCCGCTAACAAGGCGGGGTTTTGATAACCCGACCCAGGCATGGAAGGTGTGTGCAGACGTTAAAAAATAACGACCTGCACCCTCTGTAGTGGTGACGTCAGAATTCAGTTTATGTCTGACGCTAGTGTTCTTAGAACACCCTACGTTAGCTCCGGGTCCAAAGCCGAGAGGTAAGTCATCGATACATGGCAAGTCGCCGAGAATGTCAGAAATTTTCCGCTGCATCCTATGTAATAGGGCAGCGCGATCCCCAGCACGGGGATCGTCTGACATTCGAAGCAACTTGTTTGTCTCGCGACACATACTCTCAGATCGGAGAAAAGAGTCTAACGCAACTTTCTTCTTGTCAACCCCTAGTTCTAAGTCGGACCTCTTTTTAAAAAGAGCCTGAAGTTGAGCTAGAAGGTAGAACTCCTTTGCATCGGTACACATAGATGTGTCGAACTGCAAAATTGTTCGCAAACAAGCGAAAGTGGGAACGGCCACCATATCTCTACTCAGACTAGATAATGTCTGAACAGAAGGATAGTTTAACCCCTCCGATGCAATCGTGTCGATAATGACATAGATTACATCATTCTGACGCTTCTTATCGAAGCGATCAGAGAAACCCAACTTACGTTGAGGTTTTGGCATGAAGCCCCCTATTGCGAATATCGCAAATAAGATGAGTGTCAAGAAGACAACCATGGTCCGCCGTTAGTACGGCTTCTCAAGGTTATCGATAGCGCCGATCACCTGCGAATTGAGCAGGAGATTGGAAAGCAGGACACGCAGGTCTTTACGACCGGCGGACTCGCTGCGCTGGTGGAAGAAGAACTCCACCTTGACACGCATTTCATGGGCAACGCCAGGAGGGGCAACGTATCCAGTGGATGCGTTACCGGATGGAACCTCCGAGACGGGCACGACAAGCTCGAGACGGACTTTGTTAACGCCGTCCTTGGTCTTAGCCAGGATAGCGTCAATTAAGAGCCGTTCTTGAGCGATTGCAGCCTGACCAGCGACGCCATTCCGACGATAAGTCGGAGGGACGGACTGGATCGGGTTGAAGACGTGCGTCACAGCGGTTGCTTGTCCATCAGCGATGGATATTGCGGCGATTTGTGCCATAAAAAATACCGTTAAAGAGGTTAACGACGAAGCGCTAACACATTTTGGTGGGCCAGTGCTGCGAGAGTTGATAACTTCATCACAGACTGGGGCAATTTCGTTCTGATCGACCTAAAAGGATCGGAGAACGAGGGTTTCCACGGTGTACGCGAGGCTTCCATCTCGATACGGGTTTCAGAAATCTGATTCCTGTTATAGAGACGGTTGTTCCAACGATCAGTATTGCAGTACGTGCCCGGTGATAGCCAGGTCTTGTACTCCAAGCGAGCGTAGGTTTTACGCCAACCTTTCATACCCCAAGTACCGGATATGAAGCCCATATTCTCAATAACACTGCCAATGGGAAGAAAGTAGTCTGCCACGAATGACAGAGGAACTAACTCCCAGGCAATGAGAAACGGGTTCTCCATTCCAAACCTTTGGGTAAAGGTAGGCGGCTTCGTGACATCGAGAATCAGGCGAACCTGAGTCTTTTGGGCGACTGCGATCTTACGGTCACCAATTGGTGGCCGTGTTGAGCTACCACCGTCGATGCGAACGGTCCGTTGAGGACCGAGGCGTCTAGCGGCGATACGGCCTTTCCTTACAGGTTCTGTAAAGCCTTCAGAGGCAGTATAGATATCCTTAAGTAAAGGTTCCCAACCAAGATGCGCAGCAAGGAACGAACCACTCAGATCACCCTGATTGAAACGCCGAGCGGAAGTGCGTCTAGCACTCCTAGGCAACTCATTCAGGTTCCGAAGGAAGCCGCCAAAGTCCCGTCGCCTCAGGCTACGGGTAGCATTGACGAACTTCTGAAGGGATGAAGTCATCATGGATACACTCTCGCGCCCTTCCGGAGAGAGGTACATACCGAGGTTTAGATCGGTATTGCGCCACTTTTCCGAAAGCTTAGAGAGGACGTCCGTCTCCGCAGGCCATGTAATGCCTGGGTAGGACGGATAATAATAACTATTGATCGAGTAACTGACTCCAGAAGGATCCGGAGTACCGTTACTATAAGCGAGAGTCGAGTAGGCCCGCAACAACGCACCTGAAGATCGGGTGTAAGAGTTGTCGGACCACTTTCCTTGCTCGCGTAGATAACGTGGAGTATCGCCGCCTTTCTGACTACGCCATTCGGAGTAGCCAGGGGTAGTAATATTATACGTTTTATCGACCATAGTTAAATCCTCAATAAGCGCGCATATATGGATATATGCGCAGTCAGACCAAATCTAGGCTAAGCCTAGTCAGCCAATTGGCTGTCCAGACCCCTCAG